TGGTTGACGTACTCGCCGATGCCCGCCGTCGCGTACTCGGTCCCGAGACCGTTCATCGGCTGATTGACGTACTCGCCGATGCCCGCCGCAGCGTACATCGTGCCGAGGCCGCTCATCGGCTGATTGACGTACTCACCGATGCCCGCCGTGGCGTACATCGTGCCGAGACCGTTCATCGGCTGATTGACGTACTCGCCCATCCCGGCGAGCGACTGCGCCCACGGCTGGCCCGGGAGCGCGCGTGCGAGCGCCATGCCCGCGAGCGAAGCGCCCATGCCTGCCAGCGAGTACCCGACGACCTGCTTGAGCATCTCCGACCGCGCGTCGGTAGCCTTGATCATCGGAAGCACCGCTGCGGTAGCCGCGATGCCGACCGCGTTGGTCGCCATGCGGGTCTTCCACGCCGCATCTGCCGCCACGCCGCGATCAAGCAGGTTGCGGACGCCCTCGGTCGACGCCGCGGCGGTCGCAAGGACGCGCGCGATAACGACGCCCGAAAGCACGCCCACGCCCGGAACCAGGATCGACTTCACGACCGGCGTGCCGAGGATGGCGAGAGCGTTCCGGCGAAGCCGACGGCGGCCCTTGCGGCTGCTGCGACGATTCATCACCACGTACTTCGGGTTCTTCTTCACGGCCTTCTTGCTCGTCTTCTTGGAGGTCTTCTTGCGCTTCGGCGCCATCAGACGCGAAGCGAGCCATGCGCGGCGCTCACCCTCGGGCATGCTGTGCAGAGCCTGGGCCGCTCCGCCGAACTTGAACCGCCGGATCGCCGCGTGCGGCAGAACCTGCGGGGACATCAGGACGGGGTAGCCGCCACGGCCATGCTTGTACTCGATGACCTGGTGGAGCTTGCCGGACGCTCGCAGCTTCCCGCTCTTGGGCGCGCGGCTGACGCGCTGCGCCAGCACGTTCGGGCGGAGGCGGCGGCTGTGCCGACGGCTGCTCTTGCGGCTGTGCCGACGATTCGCCCGCATGCTGTGCCGACGGCTGCTTCGGCGGCTGTGCCGACGATTCGCCCGCATGCTGTGCTTGCGCGACGTACGACGGCGGCGATTCATCACCACGTACTTCGGGTTCTTCTTCACGGCCTTCTTGCTCGTCTTCTTCGCCGACGTCCTCTTAATGGCGGGAGCCTGCTTGAACCTGCCGCTCATCACCAGCGGGAAGCGGGGGCCGTGCCCGAAGAGGCGCGTCACGCGCGACATCGCCGGGATCTTGCCGCTGCGGAGCAGCTTCACGATCGAGGCTTCCTGGCCGCGGCGGCGCCTGCCGAAAAAACCGACCTTGCGGCTGGACTTCTTGCTGGACTTCTTGCTGGTCTTCTTTGCCATGGACTTACTCTTGCTGGAGGTCTTCTTCGCCTTGGCCTTCGCCTTCGGCTTCGCCTTGCTCGTCTTGGCCTTGGCCTTCACCGTCGGCTTCGACTTGCTCGTCTTCGCCTTGGCCTTCGCCTTCGGCTTGCTCGTCTTGGCCTTGGCCTTCGGCTTGCTGGTCTTGGGCTTGGCGGTGCGAGGGGCGCGAACGCGCTCCTTGATCTTCACTTCCACTTCCTCGACCTCAAGCGGAACCGCCGACCGACGGCTCGACTTGACCGCCGCCCGAGCCGCAGCCATGCGCTGCTTGCTGGTCTTGGCGCGGGGGCCGGAGGGCGAACGATCGGCGGCCTCTAGCGCGGCCTGGCGAGCCCTTTCAGCGGGGCCCTCGTTTCCGTAGGCCATCACACCAAAGCGAGTCGTCGCCTTGGACGGGTGAACATAAGTCCCGCGGCTGTCGGAAGCCTTTCGCTTGGAGGCAGGGCTAGCGGCGCCTGCCGAGCGAGCGTTTTGCTGCATGGCGCGACGCAGCGCCTCGATGTTGTACGCCATACCGTCATCTCCTCCGTTGCCCACGAGACGCTCGGGGTGAATCGGCTTGCCGAGCACCGTGCCCCGCTCGTCGACCGAATAGAGCCGAGCGCTCTTGAACTTGTCTGCATTCTTCTGCCGCCACTTCGCGGCAGAGCCGACGCCCTGATACGCAGGCGACACGTGCCGGTGCCCCATGCCGCGCCCCTCGATCCATTGGAACGGGTTCTGGCGCGGCTTGCCGGGGTTGATGACGGTCATGTGCGTCACACCGCCGACATTGGGCTCCATGTTGTTGGACCGCTCGTACTTGCGAGCGGACGACTTGGAGCTTTTGTTATAGACTAGGGCCATTTTGGACGCACTTCGCCTGCTCGACCCTGTTCGCAGGCGAGGCGTGTGCCCCGGGTCTTCGAGCACAGGTTTTACCCTGCTCGCCTGCATGGTGTCAAGCTTGATTCAGAACTTTTTCATCCAGCGCGCTTCATCTTGCCCGTCGAGATGGCGGCGGCCTGAACTTCGATGGTGGCGCACGCTTGGTTCAGTTCGCTGAAGCGCTCCATCATGGTGGCGCGTGCGGATGCCAGGGCCGCTTCAAGCAGATCGGAGGTTTCGTCCACGTGCATGGGCACTGGGGCGCCAGGTCGGTACGAAGACCGGATCTGATTCAACAAAGCATCTCGTCTTGAAAGGTTGGAGCGCATGGTGTTACCCCCTTGGACGGTTACTTGTCTTCGAGTCGAGCTACAGCCGTGGCCAGGTCTGCAACGGCGCGGCTGAGCCTGTTCTGCGCGGACAGAGACTCCTCTTGAATCTGCATCAGAGTCACGATGGTCTTCTGGGTGTCCTCGACGCGGGCATCGTTGGCCTTGACGAGGTCTCTGCGAAGGCTTGCAATCTCGAAGCTCATGTCGGCTCGGAGCTTGTCCTCGCGCTTGTATTGGTTGCTGATCGTCCACCAGTAGAGCAAGGCCAGGGCAACAAGGGATGCCCCAACTGGCCCGTCACTCATGAGGATGCCCAACGCTTGATCGATGATCATCCGTCGATCCCGTCCTTGATGACGCGCAGCTTGCCGCCCGCCATCACGCAGAGGAACCCAACGGACCCATCAGGCTGGGCCTCGGGGGAGTAGACGGCGAGCATGTCGCCCTTGGGGGAGCAGAACAGGTAGGTGTTACGCGGGTTGCACTCGTAGACCTCGCCGTCGTCGTACCGGCGCACGAAGAAGCCCAGGCACTTGCCGAGCATCGTCATCGCCTTAGGGTAAGACACGGGCGGCCCGCTGCGGTGAACCACAAGGTCGGGAGCCAAAACCCCACCGACCTCGTTCTTGGCTAGCTGACGCACCTCGGCAGTTGCAGAGCGCGCGGGCTCGTACATCCGAACGCCATGGCCAGGTGTGTACTCCTGGTTTTCGATCGGGTCGTGGACGTGCTTGTAGTCGACGTCCTCGCCGTCCTTGTACCACTTGTCCGTGCGGTACATGACCGACACGCAGTCGCCCACGCAGATCAGCTCCTTGGGCAAGTCGTGGCGGATCTTGATGAGCCGCAGCGGGTCCTTGGAGTGGAAGGTGTGGTACTTGTCCATCGCCTTCATCAGATCTTCCGCCGCGTCAGCCGGCATCTGATCGGGATCGACAGAGCTTCCGAAATCCGTGTTCATGGCGCCGTCGAAGTCCTCGACCTCATCTCCCTCGGAGACGCGGCCGTTCGGGCGCATGGGTAGGGTTCCGTCGTCGAACGGGTCGAAAAAGTCAGCGCGTCGCATTTCGGTCTCCAAACAGCTTGCTGATCAGCCAGCCCGCCGCGAAACCAACTGCCGCGGGTACTGCCCAGCCACGACCAGTCCCCGAAGAATCGTCCACGCCTCCCATGCCGGAAACCCCTGGCATGCGGCGGATTTCGCCCTGACAAAGATGCTGATGCCCGACGAACTTCGCATCCCGAGGCAGCTCTCGGGTGGCCAGGTCAGGGTCTAGTCCGATTGGGCTGGTCTGCTTGGGCTTGGGAGCAACCGGGTCGTCGCCCACGCTCACCGTGCCTGGCGTCGCAAAGACAGCCCAGGCGTTCTTGTCCCAATCCCATGCGCTGTACAAGGCCATGACCGACTCACCTTAGCACGGGCGTATCAAACTTGGCCACCGCGCTCGATGTGGCGCGCGATCTTGGCCCCAGCCTTGTTGAGCAGCGCCCGAACCCCGAAATGCAAAGGCTCAGGCAGTTCGCCCAAGCTGAACCAGCCGTAGTCGTCGTTCTCCTGGTCGAGCTTGCACTTGAACTCGCTATCCGAGAACGCCACGTAGTTGTCGAAGGTGAAGTCAGGCTCGCGGTACGTGAAGACGGGCTCATCCATCACCGAAAGCGGCCCCTTGAAGCTCGTCTCTTCGCGCGCCTCTCGGATCGCACAATCAAGCGTACTGCCGTCTTGCTCTTCGCACCGCCCGCCGGGCAGGCCCCACGTGTGCGGCTCGTTGACGTGCTCGCTGCGCAGGGTCAGCAAGACACGTCCGGTGCCCTTTGCCACGATGAGCGCACCAGCGGCAGTCTGCCCCCACCGAGTGTTCGCCCGAAGCGGCTTGCCGCCCACGGCCTTGTCGACGTTGACACCAGGCGTGCGTCGCCCCCAGTTGAGCAGCGCGACAACCCGCTTGTGAGTCGCGTGGTACTTGCCGGTGCCGTACTCGGCGCCCTGCTTCTTCATCTGCGCCTCGTGGCGCTTGACGAAGTTCACCGCCCGCATCGCCTTGTCCCACATCTTGGGGGTCCAGCGAGCAGGGGGCGTGTCCTTCATCTGGGCAAGGAGAGGAAGCTCAGCGCGAATGTGAGGGAAAGAGGCGTCTTTGCTGCGAGGATCTTTGGCCCAGGCTCGGATCTGAGAGCCGCTCATGTTGATGAGGTGGCTGAACTCGCGAGCAAGAGCCGGGTCGTGTACCGCTGCGCGACTGGTCTTACGGTTCTTCTTGAGCTGCGGGGCAGCGGCCTTCTCGACAATCTGCTGAAGTTCGACCATTGCCTTTGGGTCGCGCCTGGCCTTCTTCATCAGGTTGTAGATGCCGACGGCGGGCAATCCGACCCCGACCCCGGTGGCCAAGATCTGAGCGGCGCGCATGTACTTGTCGTCCGACAAGCTGGCCTTGCCGACTCGGGCCGCACCTGAGATGCCAGGCACGTTTTCGACCGACGCGAAGACCGTGTCGCCAAGCTCGACGACGTTGTCAACCAGCTTGTCGATAGCTCCCTTGAGCTTCGAGGAGACGGTTGGCTTGCTCGTCTTGACCGGCTGAATGCTCGCGCCGCCGTTCCGCTTGAGAGGGCGGCTGGTGCGGCGATGGACCATCATCGGAGCCTCGACGTGCGCCTTGGGTGGGCGTTGCGCTTCATGCGGCTCGTCTTGGCTTTGGCGCGGGCCACAGCCACCATGGCGTGCGGCTTGAGTTTGGCCGCGTACTCTTCGACGCGGTACTCGGTCTTGCCGCTGCCGTTGACGATTCGGATGACCACCGGGTACTTGTCGTGGTTGTCCACGAGCCAATGGTACTCGCCGGATGCCTTGCTGCCGATGCGCATGCTGGTGAGGGCGCCGCCAACGGTGGTGCTCTTCTTGAAGGGGACGATCTGCTCGCCCTTCTTCGCTCCCCATCCGTACTTGTAAAGCCCAGCGGGCAGCTTCTTTAGCTTCGACACCACGCCAGGGGGCAGGAAGGTGAGCTGCTCTGCCTTGTGAGCGTCGCGCACCGCCGCCACGGCGTTATAGATACCAAGCTCGGTCTTGGCCTTGAGCGGGGCTGCCTTGCGACTGGTCTTCTTGGCGGCGTTACGGAACATGGGGTTCGTCTCCAGCCCGTGGCGTTTCAACATGGACTTGAGGTTCTTGTTGGAGCGCCAGTCACTCGGCGTGCTGCCCGTGTAGATGTTTGGCACGGAGCGGTCGGGCGAGCGAAAGATCAGATGGTTCCCACGCGAGTGGGTGACGGTCCATCCGCTCTCGATGGCCTTGTCGACAATCTGCTGGAGATCTTTGTCGCTGACCTTCACGCGTGGGGGCGCATTCGGCGCCATGGGGGTTCCATGACGCCGGAGCCACGCGGAGTAGTCGACGTAGCCAGGCACGGCTCAGTTCGCGGCCTTGCGGCTGGTGCGGCGCTTGGCAGCCACGGT